AGAGCACAACATGAAAAAGTAACTGATAACAAAGAACTTAATGAATTAAGCATAAATTATGCAAAAGTAGTGACCAAAATTAATGAAATTGAAAAAGAAGGAGGAGCAAAACGATGAAATTAATTAGCACACTTGAAACTGAAAAAGCTTTATTACTAAGAAAGCTACCTACTTTGAATTTAGCTCAAAATAGATTAGCTCAAAAGAAAATAAAGCAGATTGATGATGAAATAGCAGCAATTAAAAAGAGCGGTATTCCTACTCTTGATGATATGTATTCAGAAAGAGAATCAAGCTATACAAAAGCTGAAGGAACTATGTAATGAGTATAGACATGGAAGAGTTAGAAAAATATATAAATTTTTTCAAGCAACAATATAGACCAGAAGAAATAAGGCTTGAGTGGTTAGATGGCAAAGCGCCTTGTGGTAAGTGTCATTATCAGTTAAGTTGCAACCTTGAAAGTTGCAGTTATAAATCAACAAGTTGCAATATATTTCAGAAATGGAGGAAGATATATCATGGGGATTAGAGAAGAGCTATATACAGATGTTCTCTAACAATTTAAGAGGTGAGCAATGAAGAAAAAAATTCAACATTACAAAAACGAGTTAAAAAGCTATACGTACTATGTAAACAGAATAAATTACTTAAAAAGAGAACTTGATGCAGTGGTGCATAAGATGACTGGAGTAACCGGTATAGACACAACTCAAACAAGAATCACCTCTGTAAGCACAAGCAAGGAAAACTTCTTTGAACTGATGCACCAGGAAGAAGAGTTAAACAAAAGAATTGCACACTATCAAGAAAGGCTAGACCTCATAGATGGACTGCTAAAGTGGGTAGATGAACCATACGACAAGGTGCTTAGGGGAATATACATAGACAAAAAAACAAGCTACTACAAGGCTATAAGGGAATATAATATACCATATAGTGAAAGCCAGTTAAAAAGGATTATCAACTCACAAATAATGAGCTACATACAAGCATTTAAGCTATGATGTAGCGTCTTTTTCGATTAAGGATTTGATGTATCCTTGTTTGTTGGGTTGTTTTTCTAAATGCTCTATTAGGTGCTTTTCGGTGTTAATATTGAGTCTAATTTCTACTCTGCGGTAGTTTTTTCTATTAAATTCAATATCGTATTGTGTTTTATTAAACTTTTCATGTGGTTTAATTCCTAACATGTTAAACAATTCAACATAAGCTTCATAATCGAAATTTAAACCATCTCTAAACGCAACTACTTTTTTTGATTTGATGAAGTCAATTATTTTTTCATCTTCAATTTTAATTTCTTCACCTGTTTTATAATCTTCTAAATAATATCTTCCTTTATACTCAATACCATCTGATGAATCAGGATTCACCCATCTAAGGATGAACCCAAATTCTTTTTTTATATCAATTAACTTTTTTCTCATTTTATTTGCTTCCTTTCAATATTAATTCATAATCATCATAGAATCCTCTATGGAAATAATCAACCATACCATTTGAATAGTCGAAGTTGAAACTTGTAAACATATCAACTACTCTTTGAAACTTTGCTTTTCCTTTTTCATTTAACATTGAGTTTTCATCAATCCAATTACTGCTGCTAGGTATATTCTTTTTAGCAATTTCATAGTTTTCTTTTGCTACATCCATATTTCTAGCTAATTCATTTATTTCTTCATTACTTAATACATCAGTTCGTGTATCAACTCCATTAACTTTAATTGAGTAGTGGTTTCTTATGTATCTATAGAAATTCTTTTGAAATTCTTCTAATGTTACAATTTCATCTTTATCAATGTAGATTGTTACGAATGTTGAATGGTAATGTGTTTTTCTTGCCCTAATTTCAATACCTTCTTTTTTAGCTTCTTGCTTGCAGATTCTATTTACATCTTTTAATGTATATCCTTTTTTAGAGTTGATACCATACCATCCTTGACCGCCTAAGTATGCATTTTCAGGGTCATCAATTATAGTTGTATCTAGTTTAGCAATTGTTTTTTTAGTTTCTTTTGTTTCAGATACTGGAATATTATTTCCTCTTACATCCTTAATGATTTGTTGACTATCTTTGTTATTTTTGGCATACCAGCATTTTTTCATTCTGTGCCATCTAAATTTATTTGCTTTTAAATAATTGATTGTATCTTGTGTTGGTTTGTTATCGAAGTATAATTCTACGCCGTTTAATTCTAAGTTTAATTTTACATCTAAGTTTGTCATATTGTTTTATCTCCTATCTTTTTTAATTTGGATAGGCTATAATTAAATAGCCTTGATTGGGTATTGGTGCTTAGTCTTTTGCGGGATTGAAGCACCTTTTTTATTTTCTTTGTTAATTCTTATTTCACCTCAATTTCTTTTAACACTTCTTTCAAATCTTTTAATCGTATTCTTTTTTGTTAAATTTTTCACTCATTCGTTTACATATTTGATGAATGTGACATTCCCCTTTATTCTTTCAAACATTATCGTGTATAGTTTTTCAATTGTTTCATCTTCAAGTAACCAATGCGGTTCTAAATCTAAACTTAACTTTCCAACACCTAAATGATTAATTTTCACTTCTTCATCTTCTAAGTCAATAGTAATTTTTAGAAGTCTTTTAGCTTTACTTTCTAAGTATGTGATTTTTAGCAATGATGGAGTTCCAGTTATAACATCAATTAAGAAATCAATTTTAAATTTATCGGAAATCAATTCCTCTAAGTTGTCTGTCGTGTTTAATATTGCTAAATCATTTATGATACTTTCCTCTGTAATTGTGTAGTCTGCGTTTTCTGTTCTGTGTAAGTTTTTCATTTTATTTTCCTCCTTATCTCCTTACACTTATATTATACACTACACGGATAGTTTTGTCAACACCTTTTATAAACTTTTTTAAAAAAAATAGAGAGCCTTAAATAAAGGTTCTCTTTTTTTACGGTATAAGAAACATTATGCGAAATTTGGAACATTTAAAAAAGATGACACTCGGTACGTATTTAAATTGTTATATAGTATAAGTGTAAAATAAACAAATATTTTAATAAGCATATTGTTTTCTTTCATATAAAATCCTTCTTTTCGTAAAAGTGCATCTTACAGGTGCATTTTTGCGTTTTAGGAAGTAGAAAGGGAAATTATGAAGTGTAAGAAGTGTTACAGAGAAATGAAAAGAGTACAAGATGGTGATAGTAATAACTTTTATTTTAAGTGTTCTAACTGCGGAAATGAATTAGGAAGAATAGAAGTAAAAGAAGTTATAGAAACATTAAATGAAGAGGTAAAAGAAAATGATGTTAAAACTGAATGACTACACAATAATTAATACAAATGAAATATCGCTATTAAATTTAAACTCAAATTATGTATATTTAAACGGCGACACGTTGAAAGTTACAGATGATGAAATGAAATTCATATTAAACAACATTGAAGTAACAGAACCTAAAATTGAAAAGGTGGTGAAGAAAAATGTCAAAGCAACCACAAGAAAAACCGCGAAAGCTAAGGACACCGTATAAATTTAAAAGTGCTATTGATTTGCAAGAAAAAATAGATGAGTATTTTGGATACTGCGAAGAATATAATCAAGTGCCTAACATTATGGGAATGGCAGTATATTTAAATGTTTCAAGTGAAACCTTGCTAAACTACGAGAAAAATAAAAGTGGTAAAAGACCTACTTATGCAAGAATTGTAAAAGAGGCTAAAGAGAAGATTGTTAGTTATAAGGTACAGAAACTTTATAACAGTAGAAACCCAACAGGTGTAATATTTGATTTAAAAGTTAATCATGGGTGGCAGGACAAACAAGTAATTGAACAAGACTTAACAGTTAAAGGAATTGAGGACTTATTAAGAACAAAAAGGGATATAGAAGTATGAGTTTAATGCGTTTAGATGAGTACATACAGACTTATAATAAAATTACAGATAAAAAAGGTAATTTAATAAAGTTTAAATTTAACAAACAACAACAAGCAATTTATGATGTGATACGTAAAGACAAAGAAAACGGAAAGCCAAGTAGAATTATTATTCTAAAAGGTAGGCAGTTTGGTGTATCAACATTCACGGATTGCTTTTTAGTTTCAAGGATTATGACAAGATTCAACACAAACGCAATGATAGTGGCTCACGATTCACAAAGTACTGCTAACTTATACGGTATTTGCAAAAGAGCATATCAGAATTTACCACAAGAGTTAAAACCAATGACTAAATACGATTCAATGAACCAACTTGTATTTGATAATCCTGATAGTACAGGACCTAAAGGACTTAATAGTAGTTTAAGAGTTGCAACTGCAGGAGCAGAAGATATCGGTCGTTCTTTAACAATTCATTATCTACACATGAGTGAGTTTGCGTTTTGGAAGAAACAAGCAGAACAGTACTTAGGATTAATTCAAACAGTACCTTACGATGTCAATACACTGGTTGTGATTGAAAGTACTGCAAATGGTTATGATGAATTTAAAAAGATATGGGACAAGGCAGTAGCAGGAGAGAATGACTTTACGCCTTTATTCTTTAGTTGGCTAGATTTTGAAGAGTATCAAATGCCTTATACATGGTTTAAATTAACACAAGAAGAAAAAGAGTTCATGACAACTCACAAGTGTACATTAGAGCAGATAACCTGGAGAAGATACGCAATTGAAACCTTAGCAGGTGGAGATATAGACAAATTCAATCAAGAGTACCCAACAACTCCACAAGATGCATTTATAAGTAGTGGTGGTAGACCATACTTTGATACACAGTTGATAAGTAAACACTTAAACAAATGCATGAAAGGGAAAAAAGGCTACATCTTAAACGGAAAAATTATTGAGGACAATTCAAGTGATATAACATTCTATCAAGAAGTACAAGAGGGAGTTCCTTATGTATTAGGTGGAGATACTGCAGGAGATGGTAGCGACTACAATGTTGCATGGGTAATTAACAATATAACTGATGAGATAGTGTGCAAGTATAGAACGTTAGATGATGAAAGTATATTCACTGAAACAATTAATGAATTGGGAAGATATTACAACAATGCATTAGTAGGATTAGAGGTGAATTTTAGTACATACCCAACTAAGACACTTGATGAAAAATATCACTACCCTAATTTATATGTGAGAGAACGTTTTGACACATATCAAGAGAAATATGTAAAAGCATTTGGATTTAACACTACAAGAAGAACAAGACCTTTAATTCTAGCTAACTTAAAAGATTATGTTAATAACGACATAACAAAATTAGCAGATGAGGACTTATTAAATGAAATGATGGTATTCCATAAAGATGAAAAAGGAAAGCCACAAGCATTAGATGGTTATCATGATGACTGTATCATGGCTCTAGCGATAACTTATTGGATTAGAGACCAACAGACAAGAATTAAACAAGAACCAATAGAAATAGAAGAAAGACCAAGCTATTCATACGATAGCTTTTTAAGTTATGGGGGTTAAAAGATGGAAATTATTTTAATTGTAGTTATTAGTTTAGGTTTAGCAATATTAAGCTATTACTTAGGCTATAAACAAGGAGAAAAGGAAAAGAAACCAACAGAGGAAGAAATTAAATTTATAAAAGAACTAACCAATCTTTTGACTTATGATGGCAAAGGAGACACAAGATGAAGATAAAAACCAAGCCAGAAGATATATTCAAAGAATATGAAAAAGGTAAAGACTTTAAAACTTCCATTGATTTATACGAGAACGTTGAGAAAAACCAACGTTTTTTTATAGGAGACCAATGGAAAGGTGTTAATGCACCTGGTTTAATGAAACCAGTATTTAACATGATAAAAAGAGTAGTTACTTTTTTTATAGCAATGATTGTAAGTGATGATATAGGAGTTAATTTAGAAAGTTTTTTTGAAGATGAAGAAAACGAGTTAACAACTAAGATAATCTCAAAAGAAATAGAAAAGATTATAGAAAAAACAAAATTAAAAGCAAAAATACGTACAAGCATTAAGAATTGTGCAGTAGATGGTGATACTGCAATGTATGTATCATTCAATCCAGATATTGAAACAGGGCAAGATGCACAAGGTGATTTAGAACTAGAGATTATAGACAACACTAACATTTACTTTGGTAATCCTTACTCAAGTGATATTCAAAAACAACCGTATTTGATAGTTAGCCAAAGGTTGTATTTAGACCAAGTAAAAGAATACGCAAAAGAAAACGGAGTTAGCGAAAGTGATATTGACAATATAATTGCAAACAATGAAAGTGAATCAAATTATTATGATGTACAGGAAGATGGGCTTGTAACAGTTTTAACTAAATTTTGGAAGGTAAAAAACACAATTGAAGTACCAAGCAAAATACAAGGCTACACACAAAAGAAAAACATAACAGAAGTGCATTACATAAAAGTTGTTAGAGATATAGTAATAAAAGAAGAAACAAACCTTGAATGTAGTTTATACCCAATTGCATACATGACATGGGAGCCACGCAAAAGGAGTTATCACGGACAATCGCCAATTACAGGACTTATACCAAATCAAATATATGTAAACAAATTATTTGCAATGAGTATGTTGTTTACACAAAATATGGGATTCCCAAAGATATTTTACGATTCACAACGTATAGCAGAGTATACAAATGATGTAGGAAGTGCAATTAAAGTACAAAATATGGATGCATTAGGAAGAGTTATGGATGGATTTAAGCCACCGGACTTTTCAAATCAAGTGTTAGCATTAATTGATAAAACAATTGACTATACAAGAGACATGATGGGAGCCTCGGATGCATCTTTAGGAAATGTTAATCCTAATAATACAAGTGCAATTATAGCCGTACAACAAAGCTCTAATATGCCTTTAGAATTACAAAGGCTAGCATATTTTGATTATGTAGAAGATATAGTGAGAATTATCATAGACCAGGTAGCAAGTAATTATGGAGTAAGAAAGTGTCAAGTACCTGGAGAAATAGCAGAGTTATATAACTTATATGAAACACAAATTGATGAAATTACAGGACAACCACTAGAAAGTAAATTGATAACAGTTGCAAACTTAGACTTTAGTCAATTAAAAAACATGAACATTGACTTAAACATTGATATCGGTGCTAGTACATTTTGGAGTGAAACTGCACAGATACAAACAATGGACAGTTTATTTAACAAAGGAATACTTAAGAATCCAGTACAGTATTTAGAAGGTATACCTGATAAGTACATAAAAAACAAATCAAAAATTATAGAAAACGTAAAAGCAGAAATACAAAAACAAGAAGAATTACAACAACAAATGTTAAACCAACAAATGGAACAAGAAAACCTAGTCACCTAATAGGGTGGCTTTTTTTATGTCCGGAATGACTAAAAACTAAATTTTAGCCAACCATAGCTAAAGGAGATAGAAATGACAGATGAAATGAATGTACAAACCAGTACAGAAGAAACAACAAACGAGTTAATTATTGAAGATATACCAATCGAAGATGAAATTCAAGACCAATCAACAGAAACAGAACAAAGCGACAACGGAGAACAAATCGACCAAGAAACAGAAAACAAACCAACAATAAAAGTTAAATATAACGGTGCAGAGCAAGAATTAAGCTATCAAGATGCAGCAACTTATGCTCAAAAAGGAATGAATTATGACAAATTAATGCACAAGTATGAAACTTTAAAAAACAGTCCTGAAAGGCAAATATTTGAAAGACAGGCACAAAGCTTAGGAATGAGCGTAAAAGAATATGCTCAATACTTAGATAACTTTCAAGTAAAATCGCTAGAAAACAAAGCATTACAACAATTACAACAAGCATACCCAAATGAAAATGCAGAAGTATTGCAACAATTAGCAAAATTA